GAAAGTTCCCACTCACGTCCCATATAGGCATAGATGCCGATGAGGAAGTGGAAGATTACGAGTTGGAAAGGACCACCGTTATACAGCCACTCGTCAAGCGATGCGGCTTCCCAGATGGGATAGAAGTGAAGACCAATTGCGTTGGAAGATGGGACAACAGCACCAGAGATGATGTTGTTACCATACATCAGAGAACCAGCAACTGGTTCACGGATGCCGTCGATGTCCACAGGGGGAGCAGCGACGAATGCTACGACGAAACAGATGGTTGCTGCCAACAGAGTTGGAATCATCAGTACGCCGAACCAACCGACATAGAGGCGGTTATTGGTGGAAGTTACCCACTCGCAGAAATTATCCCACGAAGAGGTAGATTGTTGCCTTGAAAGTGTTGCCATTGTTTTGAAAAAGGGTTATGTAAAAGTGCAGGGACACTCGGTAAAATATTCCCATCCCACCCTCAGGGATAGGTATTAGAGACGTTTTTATACACCCTAGAGGTCTCGGTTTAAGAGGTGTTACGAACAGTTAAGAAATGTTTTGATTCCTTAACCTGCTGACTTATTTATAATACTACGGTTTCCCCTCCCTGTCAAGCCTTTTTCCCAAGAAGCGTTTTGAGTTTTCTTGCCTTCGCCTTGAGATCCATTGCTTTCTTTGCCTTTGCATCAATTTCTGGGTTGCCTGTGGGTGGCATTGATTCTGCGCTATGGGGGTCTAATCCATTATAGTATTTTGAAGCTCTCTGTCCATTAACCAGATCTGGATGATATCCATTTATAGTTTTAGGTGGTGGATCATTTGGATATCCATTCTTGGCTGGTTTATCTGGATAGTCAATTTCTTTCTTCAGAGATTTTGAAACCTTTTTAAATAAAGGATCTTTATCAGCAGATAAGGTTTCCTGTTCATCTATTTTATTTCGATTAAATGGTGTTTCATAATTTGGATTTTGTTTCCATAATGCCTTTTCATGAGCAATAATATTTAATTGTTCTTGGAGTTCTCTATCCTTTTTCTTTTTAAGATTATCACTAACAATCATATTCCAGTATTGATCACCATGACCAACCCTGTCATACACAATATTCATTCTTTCACTTGTCTCATAACCAACCCAATCTTTATCTTTTTGTCTCCACCTTTGTCCTCTTGCATTTCCAGAAGCAACTAGTTCGTCACTAACTTGAGACGCTGTTTTATCTGGAGTATTCTGAGCAGAATACTTACCTGCAAAATTCATTTTATATTTCTTGGGAAGTTCTGGAACTTCATATGGTTTCTTTATATTTTTCAGAATTTTTTTTCTAGATTCTGTGAGAGTAAAAGAAGTAGTATATGACTTGGATTCAGATTTATTACCAGATTTTTGGTTCAAAATACTTTTTAACTCTGGGGGGATGTCACTACCACTATATGATGTTTGTGAGTAAACTTGTCCATATCCACCACCAGTTTTCTCAACTTCACTTTCAGGAAATCCCAATTGTGTAAGTGCTTTTCTGATAGCAACAACATTTGATGCTGTACCTTGAACGGCACCAGAAGATAAATCTTTTGATGTTTTTGCAAGTCCATCAGAAAAAGACTTCATTGCCTCTGGGTTATCGCTTAGATAATCATATGCATTATCATAAGTCTTACCAGGTTCTGATTTACCAGTTTTATCATTAAAGGTACTGCCTGTTGTAAAGGTTTGACCAGTGGTAACTGCGTTTATAATGTCAGCAGCAATTGGAATATCAGTTAATACATCTAGAGTAATTTCTTGAACTCTTTCGTCTGATGGTTCAGGAATATCTCCAAATGCAGTTTGCTTATCTCCGTCAAATTTATCACCTTTTTGTCCTGTTCTTAACATCTTTTCAGATGTGATAGTGAGAGTATCAGTTTCAGGATCATAATGAATCGTAGAACCACCCTGAGCACCCCAATCACCAGTAAGAACCTTTTCTTTATTTTCTGGATTTACTGTTGAATTAGAACTCGGTTTTGCTACAGGTCCTCCAACAGTAAGCGCATCAGCAAATTTATCAAGATCAATATTTTTAATTTGATCTGCCGCAGCTGCATCTGATAATTTAATTTCCTGTGATTCACCAGAAAGGATTGATGATACAAGTTTTCCTGCCAACTGTTTATTATAATCACTAACACTATCAGCATCTCTGACAAAAGTGTCAACTGCTTGGTCGCCTACTGTTGTACCTGATACCATTAATCCAAGTTTTGTAAGAGCACCAAGTCCAAGAGCAAAAGCACCTTTAACAAGTCCAAAAGTTAAACCAAGAAGACCTAAATCTCCGAGAGGTGATGCTGTTTCACCACCTTTTACAAAATCATCAAGACCAGCATCAATCAATTCTTGCTTCTCTGCAGCAGTAAGAGATTTTGGATCTTTAGTTGCCTTGTCGAGTAACTCCTTCAATCTTTTAATTTTGGGATCTGTGGGAGTAGGTTGATCATTATTACCCGCAAGTTCTGGATGGTCTAATTCATATGGATCAGAAGTATTAATTCTACCAGTCATAATGTATTCACCTATTCTGCTAAGGAGAGCACTTCTTTCTGCAGAGGTCGCGTCAACGATCGCACTTAATCTATCATATTCAGTATTTGGACTTGGACCATTAAACCAGGTATTCAGCAAACTAAGAGCTTGTAATAAAGATCCGTTATCACCTTGTGCCGACAAAGCATCTACTTGTGCCGACAATGCATTTGATGCTGGTATATATACGTTATTAAAATAATCAAGTGCAGCATTCTGTTCCTCTTGTTGCCTTGTTCCAAGATCATCATATTGAGTACCAGAATCCTTTATAAATGATGCTGATAAATCAGTACCTAATAATTCCAAGGTAAGATTTTCTAACGTATGTCCTCTAAGATATCCAAATGAAAATGGTCCTCCTTGCGTTCTTAACCACCTAATATTAGCTGCACTAACTGGATAGTTTTGTACCCTACCACCGCCAGTTACTTCACCATCTTGATTATTGGCATAGGGACCAGTATCATCACCATCAGCATTTCTAAAAAATGCAGGTCCATCTGGTTCCTGTTCTTGTAGGTTTATAATATCTCTAACTCTTTTCATTTTTTTCCGGGGGTATAATTTTTTACTTTAGAATTAAATGTTTTTAAAACATGATGCATTTGTTTTATTGACATTTGCTTTTCAGATGCCATGCTTCCAAGTTTAAAACCCATATCTTCAATGGAATCTCCAGATTTTATATATCCGTTAATTGTAGTTTGAATTTCACTTTTTTCTTTGTTTGTAAAAAATACTTCCACTTTATCAGGATTCTCATTTGGACCTATACCATTACCACTTCTCATATTATCAGGAACATTTGGTAAATTCAAATTTTCAGAAAGACCTCCACCATAAAAATAAGGAACATCTTTAATATAATCTCCAAGAGAAATTCTTTCTTTCACCCACTGTGCCATTTCAAGAGTAAAGTTTTGATTGTAAATTGTCAATCCATCTTGAGTTCCATTCCAAACTGGATGAGAACCATTCATATTACGTTCCCATTGTCCATCAATTTTTGCAAGTAAAACAAATTGTCTAGTATCTTTCTGAAGATATCCAATACTAGTATATGATCCTGATTTTGTGGAGACAAACTCATCTACAATTGGTCCCAAAATAAATCCTTCTGATTCGGGAGGTAACTTAGAAAAAACTGTTCCATCTTCACCAATCAATCCTGAAGTATCTTGACCTGTTGGGTCATATACAAGATAATCCTGACTAAAATCAGAATGTTGTGGTTTATCAAATTCACCACCACTCCAATATTTTTCTGTAGGTTCTATTTCAACTGATTTTTTACCATAAACACCAGTCGTATTGTTTGTTGGAAGTGCTTCAAGCAATCGCAATTTCTCATCAATACTCTTATTGTTTAATTGTTTTAATGCTTTGCTATACCGATTTGCCATCCAACGCACTAATCTTTTATATATTTATTATTACTCCAATTCCATCATTTTAAACTACATCTTTACATTAAAAAAATCTTACTCTAAATAGCAGTAGTGTCTATTTGGTAAAGTATCTATGAAAAGATTGTTGCCATTAATAATGCTTTTGATGACAGCAACTGCCGCTAATGCTGGCGGAATTGTTTCTAAACATGCTTCTAGTGTTCAACTTACAGTTGATGCTGCCAGAACTCAAGCAACCAGAATTGGTTCATCATTCAGCATCAGTGGTTCAAATGTTGATACCACCGATGGTACGACTGCACATACCGTTTCTGCAGGAACCATTACATCTGGAATTTATGCTCCAGGAACAATTTCTGCTACTCAAGATACAGCGGGTTCAGCATTCTCATTTACTCAATCATATACTCAAGGCGATGCAGTGCCAACTGCTGCCCCTACTGTAGGTCAAGTGCCTAACTTTTCTAGCACCCTTAGTTACACTGCAGGTGCTGCTGGAGATCTTGCTGGAACTGTCACCTCTGCTGGAGTCATCTCCATCACCGCAGGTGGAGCTGGAACCAGTGGAACCGGACAATTCGTTTCTGAGATCACCATAATTGACTGAGGAAATTCGCAATGACCCGTTTTGGAAAGACGATATTCTGGTCTGCAATGTCTGTGGTGGGTGCAAGTGTCATACTTGCTCCTGCCCAGGCGGTCCCCGTGGTGCCAAACTTCACACAGGGAAGTATGACCAGTCACACAGAAACAACTCAGAAGATAACTGAGACTATAAATTCAATGGATTACAACACAGGGTATCAATACTCTGCGACTGGCAGTGGTGTTGAACCCGTAAACGGAACCTTAAGTCCTGAAAGAGGTTCTACTAACGTATCAATAAATGGAGTGACTTCATCATGGACAGGAGTAACAAATACGCCACAATTCGTCCAAACGAATCCGGGGAGTTCGTTTCAGTTTACAGAAACTTACAGCGGCCCTGGACTTTCAAATCACACGATCATTCAGAGAGAAACCGACGTAACAAGTATAACAGATACTACAAGTATATTCCAACAATAATTTCACTACTCTTTACTCTTCCGGTAAATGCAGAAACTGTTGGCGGGGTCAGTGCTACCGCTTCTCCTGTTGCTAATTCTAGTGGTAGCGTCACAAACCAGGCGATCCAGGTTTTACAGGGACCATATATTACCAATACATATGGGGCGGGGATACAGTGTCAGGGTCCTACATTAAACCTTACCCCATATGTAACTGGTGCAGGTTCAATACAAAGACCTTGGGAACCACATTATATGGACCCAGTATATGATATCAGTGATAATTATGGCGCGTTTGATGAAAATGGAAATCAAACAGGAGATGGTATCGTTGATAACCCAGGCGATATCCTATTTCGTAAAAGAACTAGAACTGGACAAAAAGATACCTATAGTCTATCTGTAGGTTTCTCTGCTACGTGGTCGCGACCATTAGATAGAAAACTACAAGACCAATGCAAAGAAGCAGCTGCTGCAAACATCGCTTTGATGGAACAAGCAACTGCCAATAAAAGATTAGACTTTGAGATTGCAAGACTTAAAAATTGTGGAGAACTTATACAAAAGGGTATTAGTTTTCACCCCAAGAGTCCTTACTATTCGGTGTGTGCTGATGTAGTAGTAAAAAATACAACTTACATCAAACCACATAAACACACTATTCCAAAACCTATTTCTTCAATGCCTTCCTTAGGGCTTGAATCGCATTCACCCGGTCGCGCTGAGCATCTTGGCGCTCCCTTACAGACTCAACCTTTACTACCTTCCCCCTGATAGAAGCAATCTTCTTGATGACTTTTTTGGTTACAGGTTTCACAACCCTCAAAAGAATATCAGCAAAAGGTTTTGCTAATAATGCAGAAGTTGTTGCTACAACAGCAATAGATGCAGTTGTAGTAATGATACCAGCAGGAGGAATAGCATTAACAACTTGATTTAGAATAGGAATATCTTCTACTTCGCGAATACACTGGTTGCCATTTATACGGTAACCAGTTATTTTTTTGCGTCCACTATCAAATATAAAACCAACAGGTTCTGTTTGCAGTTGTTCTTTTGTTGGACACTCTATTTGTGCTGTTGCTGCTGAAGTATTTGGAACTTCAGGAGTCTCTGGTATATCTTGTGGAGGTTTTACTTCCTCTCCTTTATAGGTAGGAACTGGTGCCTCTTCTTTAAAATCTAATTCATCTTTATTATAATCAATCGGGTCAAAACTAGGAGTACTGGAATCACAATAAGTTTTTACACCCTTAGGGTCATCTTCCGAAATTATTCCACTCTTCTCACTGCCAGAATTTTGTTCGTGTGCTTCTACACATCCAGGCATATCAACAACAGGAACTCCAATAGTTACAGTTACAGGTGGAGCATTTGGAATACTATACCTGGGTTCTGGTATAACTGTTGTTGATATATCTGGAATGTTTAATTCTCTAATGTTAATTTCATCAGTTCTGATATCAGGTATTTCCATTGATTATATCTCCATACTCCTCAAAACTAAACTTACTTTGCACTGTTTGCTTGGCAAGTTTATCTCTGAGGGCATTAATTTTTTCATCAGTGTATTGCTGAAAGTTTCCTTTCTTCTCAACTTTTTTATAGTAATGAAGCGCATTAAGGATGATTGTATAATCCTCCATATCTAATTCAAAATTCATTTTATTAACAGTCATTAAAGATTGATGACACCTCAGCACCAACTGCAGACCCGGCATTCTGTCCCAGTAGGTTTGCCCAACCAACTGCTAACCATCCAATATAAGGTATACCAGTAAGCATTGGAGTAGCACTAGCGACGACGCTTGTTGCTACCATTGCACCTTGCGCTTGAGCTCCACCTTCCGCTTTGATACACTCCACGTCTTTTGCACTCAACTTTCCCTCATCATCGGCACCTCCACCGATGTTCCTAGTTCCATCCATAGTGAATTGATCTTTACGCCACTCACGGCGACTTTCAGTACCACCACCAAAGAGTCCTTTCTTATCAGTATCTGAAGATAATGATCTTTGAGATTCTAAAATAGCAGGGTCGTTTGCTTTATATTTAATAGTATATCCATCTTTACCTACGTTGACATCATAAGATGAGTATTCACCTGTAGGAAGATTAATTGAAGGGTATTGTGGACGGTCTGCATACTTCTTATTCATATTCATAAGATGCCCTAGCACACCAATATGTGCTACAGCAACCACACCACCAATACTTAATGCAACCCACTTAAACGGTGTCTTATTCATCATTCTACTAAGGTCCCATGCTGTCTACGTATTTCTCTCAATGCCTCAAGGTTCATATCCTTGGTGCCTCCATCATATGCGTGAGCATAACCTTCAGTAATCATTTGTTCGTTGAGTGACACTGACTCGTCCCCAATGTATAACCAGCCCAGAAGACGACCATACTTCCCCACGCCACCAACAAGTTCAGTCCTAACAGACAACTCATCATCACCAGCGATAGTCGATTCCAGTTTCTCTTTGAGCCAGTTGGTTGCATCGATTCCAAGTGCCTTCTCCTCTAGATTTCTCGTCCTCTTTTCTGGCGTATCAACGCCTGCAACTCTAACTCTTTCTTTCTTGTATAGATCAAACCCGAGGTCAATAGTGACATCGATAGTATCGCCATCAAGAACACGATTAATCTCTGTGACTCTGAAGTTGTAGCAGGACTTCCTGCTTGGTGGTGTCATCGCTCCCATATGTAATCTCCTTGGCATCTGCTGCCATTGCTAAACCGATAATTGTAATTGCGGCTGAAATAACTGCACCGGCACCCCAAACCCACCTTTCAAGTTTACGAACTCTATCACGGAGTTCTTCTGCCATCTTTTCAGCATCTTCAATCCTGTGTGTCAGGAGTGCTATCTGCTGGTCCTGGTTCGCATCTTTCTGGTTGATTTGGTCCACCATCGTCTAATTCAGCAAATGCTATACGCATTATATATACGACATAATAAGAAACTCCCGCCAAAAGGATGATTATAGAAATAATCACACTCCAGACGGGGTCATTTGAATTTTGTAATGGACGAAGTAATAAATTCATATAGATTTTTCTCTCACAGTTAAACGATCTGGATCAATCAATCGAATTGCTTCAGCAAGTTCTTGAAAATGTTGTATCTCATCATTCATAATCCCACATATTTTTTTGTCACTAGGAAAACGAGTTAGATATTCTGCATATGTATGTGCTGCATGGACTTCTACTTCGTAGGAGAGGTGGTAAGCAGACCTAGGAGCCACCCAATAATAAACCACGTTGACCCAATAGTAGATAAGTACGAGGTGTCTGGCAAAAAAGCGATCAACCCAATAAGTATTACCACCCCTAGATTCCATATATTCCAGATGTTCGGTTTCGTTAAGAGTTTGAGCAAAATGTTCCTCCATCAGATAAATGTGTGTTGGACCACGTAGACCTAATGATTCTCTCAAATGCAGTACGCTTAAAAAAGCAAAATAGGGTGCCCGAGCAATTTCCTCAAGCACCCAAAAACGTGGATAATCTCTGCCTTGATATAAGAAGTCAATGATTGCTACAGTGATATTCAAAGTAACTTCATTGAATTTTTTCATATTATTCAACGTGAATTGTACCAGTCATACCTGCACCTTTATGTGGTCCACACCAGAATTCATATTCACCAGCATCAGCAAATACAATATCTTGGGACTCACCAGGGGCAAAAAGCAGCGACTCTCTTGAAAGATCGGGACGTGCTTCAACAATAATATTATGAGGAGGTAGTGCCTCATTTACAAAGTGTAGTGTATCACCTGCAGAGATTGTAATCTCATTAGGTTCAAATGCTAAGTTACCCCCAGCACCCATAACAACATCAACCGCAAACACTGGTGCTGCCATAAACATGACGCCCAGCAAACAAATTAAACTAAGAAATTTTCTCATCTTTTTTCGGTAATGTAGGAGTTTTATCTTCATCCTTTTTCTTGGAGGGCATTACTCCAAATGTTGCTAAGGTTCCAGTAAATACTGAAGCGATAAACGTTGGGTCGATATTTTTTTGAGGAATACCAGGAACAGTTACATAATTAAGAGTCAGAATTGCTGCTGACCAACCAAGTATGATAACTCGGACGAGAGTTGATACACCCTCATCCGCCCACTCAAATTTGTTGTCCTTTTTGGTTTCCTCTTTCTTTGGATTGGTATCCATTTTAAAGAGGCATGGCAAGTTTATTTATTTAATATAACCTTGCTCTACCAGATATTTTCTTGTCAGTGGAGTTGGTTCATATTCCATCCACATCTGACCAGCAGCACAAGCATTTAAGGCATCAGCAGTCATACCTTCAGTCTTACCTGCCCAGGTTGCTTCTGCTTCCCAAGGCACTGCAGACTTAGGATAGGTGCGTTCTACCATCTCTCGCCAAAGAGGAGGGACATTATCTTCAGGCATAATAATAGCAATCATACTATTATTAATAGTCCCTGCCATACAATCTTGTGCGGCGTGCCATCCTTCGTGTCTCATCACACTCATCAATACACCAGGGCGATGCATAAATGTTTTGTTAAGGAAGAAATTATTCCCTACAGTATGATAAACTCCACGATGGCCTACTGGAAAATACTTCTCATCTGCTAGAAACACTTTAACTCCGACCCTGTTAAGGGAAGTAAGCATGATGTTGAATTCAGTAGCAATAGGAGTAAAGTCAGAAGTATTAGGATACTGACGAGAAATATCCAAAAGGTTAGTGACTTCTTCGACTCCATCGGTACATTCCCTTAGTAACATACATCCCATCGAATCATTAGTATAGAAACCTTTAGTAGGTTCAGCAAGCACAGGAGCACTCAAACATGCTGCTGCAATTGCTGCTAATAGTTTTTTCATCAGAAAGGGAGACCAGCAGCAGGAACAGCACCACCAGTTGCACTAGGCATTTCTGGCATATCTGGCATCAACCCTGCAACAATACCAGGAATTGCTTCAGCAATTTCTTCTACTGCTTTCTCTCTTGCCTGTTCGATCATGACATCCGCATTCTTATAAAGATACCAAGCACCAGCAACACTAGCACCAGATACTAAAAAAGAAAACGCTGCCATCAAATTAAAAACTTTTTGCATAATATGCCTCATAGTATTTTGTAATTCCACTGCAACTTACATTGCCTTGAGAGACCCAGTCATGGGCACACTCATAAATGGATTGGTTAGTATATTTAGACTTCCGGGTGGTATCTAAATCCTTACCATATTTTTCATTTAAAATGAATAATGCTTGTTGTCGCACTTTCATTTTGTCTTCATTGTAGCGCCAATCACTTGCAGTTTCGTTCATGATAATTTTCAGAACCACCTTGGAAATTTTCTGATCCACCTATAGGATCAAGTTGAAGAGTTGTAGAACCACTACGGGTTGCCATCTCGTATGATATCTGATGAATATTAGGTTCAGAACTCACACTATTATACTGCATCTGCTCTTGAAAAAGTTGTTCATTAACAATTGTTACTTGCTTTGAAGACATTGGTGGTGGTCCAAACCAAGAATCCTCTGAGAGAACTTTAGGAGCAGGAACAGTGCCAACATAACCAGTTGTTCCTCCGAACCACCCATATCCTTGAGTAAAATGTCCTGGACCACATTCAAAAGCAGGTGCTTCTAAAGCATCACACTTAACTTCTTCTTCATCAATAAAACATTCAACATCTTCTTCTTTAAATATACCTGCTTTCTTTTTAAGAAGAGTTGTCTGAGTTTCAATAAGACGTTTAATCTTTTTGATCATGATAAAACCATTTGTTTAGTGTAATTATATGCATAGGTATCACGCGGACCACGAATTCCCCAACCCAACCAATAATAGGATGGAATCATATATTGTGCCACTGTTTGCCCGTTCCCCTCAAAGTCAGGAAGAACCCTGACAAAAATGTCTTCATTAATCATATAACGAGTTTGGCATTCAAGAGTGCTAGGGTCACACCCATACTTTCTTGCGAACTTACCTAACCCCAAATAACGGTTCTTAGAGGTCCACTGAATGATCCCGTAACCACCCCGATGACAATCAGTGTAAGGAACTCTAGCACCTCCCTCACATATATTGGCAGTGAACTTACTTTCCTGTTTAATGTTACCCAAGATCGTTGCCAGGGCATTTCTGTCTTTGATTTTTGTACCACGTTGCAATTCTTTTAAAACGTATTGTTCTTCTGGTGTACACTCAGGACAAATCCATGTCTTTGGAACTTCGACTACTACTTCTGCAGAAGATGGTGTTTGTTCTGTGTCATTATTACTACTCAACCAATTAATTCCAGATACTACTGGAATAGCAGTAGCAACTAATCCAATACTAATAGCGTTAATCATGTTCTTCATAGGGCGACCAAGATATTATCATAGAAAAAGGAGACCGTCAAGTCTCCTTTATATATCAAATCGGATTGTATGCTGGAGTCATCATTCCTCCATCTGGCGGTCCATCATCATCTTCATTGGTTTCTATGAATAATAGCATAAAGAATAGGGGTGCAAATAAAAAAATAATTGTCTGTGCCCATTCTATACTCATGATGATTTCCTAGCTGCTGCTCCAATTGGAATCAGAAACAGCAGTGCTGCTACTATAAATCCCATCACCAGATACCTGGGATGATTTGTCCTGTTGTTGCATAACTACCCATTGCGGCAATGACACCAATCATTGCTGCCCAACCGTTGATGCGTTCTGCGTTTTCGTTCATTGTTCTAGTTCCTGTGTGTTGTTGTAAATAATGACTCTGCCATTTTCATGAGTGAACACTAGTTCATCATCATGTGCCCAACAGAGTTCTTCGTATAGGGCATTTAGTTTCTCCATGTCTTCATAGAGTTGATTTGGATTAGGCATTATTGAAGTGCTTTGCAATGACTTCAATTCTTTCCTCTTCGTGTGCAATAATATCAAGTTGGTCTTGAATTGCAGCTAGGATATCAGGATGTTCTCCTATGCCTACAGGGTTATGAAGATAGACTTCAATATTTAATTTTGCTTTCATAATATTACCTTCTGCATTACTACGAAGTGCAGAAAGGATTTCAGTTCTAAGGTCGCGAGACATCAATACAATTCCTCTTCTTTTTCAGTTTCAATTACACAATCACTTGTTGGATAAGCAACACATGTGAGAACAAACCCAGATTCAATTTGGTCATCATCTAAGAAAGATTGATCGGTTTGGTCTACAGTGCCACTGACAATCTTACCAGCACAGGATGAACAAGCACCAGCACGGCAAGAATAGTTCATATCAACTCCACCTTCCTCAGCAGCGTCCAGAATATACTGGTCGTCTTCGCAAGAAACAGTTTGATCTCCATCGGGAGTTCTGAGAGTAATAGTGTATGCCATTAATTCTATCTTAAGTTAGATTAAGTATATAGAAAGTTTGATACTTTGTCAAGTATCATCCACTAACTTCAAGATAAAATTTGGTTTGATCACTTTTAGAGTTTTCGTATGATGAAATATCACCATACTGTTTGTGATCGCCGTAACCAACCATCCTGCCTTTAGTATTCTGCAGAGCAGGCATAAAGACAATAAAAAAGAATACTCCTGGAGCACCAATTATAAGGGCACCACCAATCACATAATAAGTCAGGATTTCAAGAAGAGAATTTTCCATCAATAAGTTTCAGATAGGTTTTCAATAGAATAGCAAAGCAATACTAGGAATGCAATGCTTGTTAGCATAAAAGCAAATTCAGTCATCAGAATCCGAAGACACCAAAGAAGAATACACTACCGGAAGTAGCATAAGAGATAACAGCAGCAACAAATCCAAGCATAGCAGTGCGTCCATTTAATTTCTCTGCTTTTTCAGCGTAGGATTCATAACCATAACGCTCTGCGTCGGTCTGTGAGACATACATCGTTGGTTCTTTAGCGAACAGATTCTGTTGTCCACGATCATTGGTTGTTACAGTCACGATACGCTCCGTAATGTTTCTTTACATATTATATAGGAAACATAAAGTTTTGTCAAGTTTCCTAGAGCATCAATAATCACTTATATACTCTTTACACACATTCTTATTTCTAGTACAAAACTTTTTTACATGAGATTCTACATCTAATTCCAGGGTCCTATGTGCTTCATTATGCACATGGCCGATAAAGATTAATAGTCCACCAATCATAAGGACTATATGCAGCACTGGACTGCCTAGAGAAGAAAGAATTCTTTGTTTATATGACATAAAAAAAGGGGACTGTAATAGTCCCCTCCGGTATTATAGTGTAGTGTTAGTGACTCAGAAGGAGTACTTAACGCCCAACTTACCACCAACGTTCAGTTCGTCATCACCAGCGATTTCGGTCGTGATGAAGGAAACCTCACCATATACGCCAACTGCATCAGAAATAGCGACTCCAAGACCTGCCTTACCAGAGAACTCAGTCTCGGTGTCTGCACCGTCTACAGCGACCACTGCGGGACCGCCCTGGACATAGTAGGAACCAGAGTCACCCAGACCACCTTCGTAGCCCACATGGATGTCTGTCGTTGCTCCGGTGTAGTCGTCTGCTGCCCATCCAGCATTGGTTTCTACATTGACATAGGGTCCAGCAACAGCAGCGCCAGCAGACAGGGAAAGAGCAGCAGTTACTGCGAATACAGATTTGATCATTTTAAATACCTCGTAATTTTTACTTGTGGAGTGATTACCCACAGATGATAAGTCTCTCGACAAGAGACTGTGTATGACAAAGACTAGCGCAAGTAATTGGGGCATTCGTCTTATCGAACTGGCACTGTGCCAGTTGCTTCATTATTTAGTATAGTAGAAACCCTCAAGTTTGTCAAGTGGGTTGGGTTTCCACTCTCTGGGACGGTTCTGAAATCCGTCCTAGATAAGGATCATAGTTCATTTGGTCTCGGATGTCAATGCTTGCTCCATTCTGAGACCAGTATCCAAACTGGGCTTGGTAGTTCTGCTTATGAAAAGCATCAACGTGGTCAGGGTGAATGCTAGACCCTAGTTCTGTACGATAAAGCAGCAGAGGGATAGCAAAAGTATTACCTGAGTTGTAAACAAGATCATCTGCAACAGGACGTGGTTTAACCTGCTGGTCCAGTTTATACTTATCTCCGCGACAATGAAGTCTTACTAACTTCTCTGCATGGTAACGAGTGATAACGTAACAAGCAGTAGAGAAATCATTCACAAACCTCTTGTGAAGTTTGACATGAATATCACCCGTAGAAATGATTGCAATTTGAACCACGTCCCAGTCATAAGGGAACTGACTGAAGAGTTCACTCCAAGTAAAGTTCCAGTACTTAACTAAGTCCAAAGAACAATCATCCTCCATAATCACTGCATAAGGACTATCAGATGTCTCTAGGTAGTGCTTCAGTGCCTTTAAATGTGATGTAGTACAACCAATCTCCCCTGAGAGCATATTACTAGGATACCTACCCTTGATAATATCACTTAGGTCATCCTCTCTACCATCATAAGCAGAGATACGTTCATAGTTCTCAACCTCCCAATACTTAAATTGGGATTCCATATACTCACGTCTCTCTGGTTGTCCGTCAAGGTTTAAGTAATAGATAGGACCTATTCCCTTTAATTTATATGTCGCCTTATTCCTATCCATTACAAATCTCCCAGTGATTACAATACAAATCTTTGGTATCTAGGTGTGCATTATTTGGTCCAAACCAAGTTGATGGTGCAATGACTCTACCAGTATTTGCCAACCATGCTCCCCACCAGGAGAATGTAGAGTTAGCAATGATAAAATCACTACACTGGGACATTAAATATAGATCGTGATGTGATCTACCTGTTTCAGATAGAAGGAATCTATCAGGTTTGAATAAGTCTTGAGCAGCAACCCAGAATGGATCATCACTAAAAATAGCAACTTCTCTATCAGAATCAAACTTACTCAATGCCTCTTCATAATAATCTAGACCAAGATTGTGGTGATTGTCAGAGTTGATTAGAAAATCTCCTCTACGAATATGAAGTGCAATAGGTCCTTCATCTAAAACCTCATCAACAATTGGTTGACATTCATCTCTGATAGATTTCTTGAAGGTAAAGTCCTTCCTAATCTCATCAGCAATATGATCAAAGTATCTATCAGTCTGAAAATAACCGGCAAGACTTACACTGTCTGGACAGTTATTGAATAGGTTCTCATCATATTCAAACCCAGACTCCTGTACTACTTGAGGTTGTCTTGCGTTGAATGAAGTTACATCTAAGTCAAAACATTCAAACAGTTCAATATGAAGTTTGTTTCCAATACCATCATCAAAAATTTCTTTATGATTTGGAATGCCATAATCATATCCTTTACGGATAGCAATTCCTTTGAGGGTAGCATACTGGAACATCTGGTTACCCAGTTGTCCCATCTTGCCCAAGTAATCAAATGTAATCATAGAAGTTTTTCCCAATCAAATCTAACAAAATCAGTTGACCAATTACCAGTTCGTTTCTTTTCCTCATGTAAAATATAATTGTGAGAGTTGTCCCTATCAATGTCTGCTTCACCTTCAGGGAAATAGTCTAGGTATAGATCAGTATATGTAATTACATGCAGTTTCCCAACTGACCTAAACCAGAAACTAGGATCAGTCCATCCATAATGACCTACAAGGTCTTCCTCACACCCACCAACATTCCAATAGTCTTCTACTCTCAAAAGGCACACAGCAGGATGTGGTTGACCATTTTTAGGGTGTCTAGGGTCAGCAACTCTCCTATTAAATTTGAATGCTTCTCCTGTTCTTTCTAGTGATGATAACATCAACATACTTGAAGCAAGATCTTCCGATACAAAAGTATCCATATCAAGAATAACCATCCAGTCGGTTTTACATTCTTGAGCAGATAAATTTCTAACCCCAGCAATATTACAGTAGAGATCTTCAGTTACCCTATAGATTGATATATCCAAATCAGTCAGATCATCAGAGAGAACATCTATAGCAGATTTTTTACTGCAATCATCAACGATACAAAAAGAAAATTGATCTCTAACTTCTTTTGACCAAGACTTCCAAGATTCAACTTGTTTTTTAAGAACTTCGTTCTGATTGTAGAACGAAAGATTGATTGTAATTTTTTTCATGATTATCTAAGATTTTTCTTTATCCACTCAACAACTTTTACCTTATATCTCCAACCAAGTTTGTCTTTAATCTTATCGTTATTTGCTCTAGAGTGCATCAACTCTCCAGATCTTGCAGGAATGCTACTTTGATAATCAGAAATCAAATCAGCAATTGTTTGAATTTCTATACCCTCACCTGTTCCAACATTGAAGACTTCTCCAAACTCATCAAGATTTTTTTCAGATGCTAATATATTTGCAAGAACAACATCACTTACATGAACAAAATCACGGGTTTGATATCCGGGTTCCACAACCGTAATTGGCTCATTATTATCTTTTTGCCTTTTAAAAATTGACATTACAGGAGCATACTGACCTGTCTTATGACAACCTTCTCCATAAACATTGAAGTATCTAAAAATCACAGTCTTCAAACCATAGAGATGGTAATACATTTTGCATAGTTGCTCTCCGCTGTACTTAGAGATTGAGTATGTATTAAGACAATCTACGCCGTTTGTTTCATAGTTAGGAATGAATCCGCTGTTTCCATATACCGCACAAGTAGACGAAAACATAAACTTACTTACATTATGAATTCTTGAGCATTCCAATACATTCATAGTAGACACAATATTATTGTGCATACTTTCATTAGGTTTTTCTACACAAAAAGGAATTGATACCTCTGATGCTAGATGAAAAACATTATCTACACTATCAAACAAATGCAAAAACTCATTATAATTTTCAGAAAGATCCTGAAGATAATATTCAACTCCCCTAACAGGGTTAGTTGGTTTTACCCGATCCAGAACAACTACACTGTGTCCCAATTTTACTAGACGTGTGGCAAGATGAGTTCCAATGAATCCACATCCACCTGTAACAATACTCTTAGTCATACCTATAATTTGTTGAAATACTTAAACATTGATCGGGAGAAACTTTTCTACCAAATTTTGCATTACAAGACCTCCACATTTCTTCTATAGAAACTCCGTGCCAACACGACTCCCAAACAATTGGAAGTTCAATACCAGCATTGAAATACCCACTATGTATTGCAATAACATTTGATTTATCACAGTCATAAAGTGGTAATGGAAATGTTTTTATATTATTAATTTTATATAATAATGATAAAATAGATTGGTCGTTCTTATGAGTAATAAAGTGTGGGTTCTCTGGACTTATAGATTCGGAATTATCCATCAAAGGAATTATACTACAAATCTCAAACCATTGCTTAAAAAAGTCAACGGTATAATCACTCTTCTTTACAAGAAATATACCTCCATAAGATTGATTCGTATTTAAATATCGGTCGGTATTGACATTAAGATGGTTGAGCACATCACTTTTAGTGAACAATCTTTCTAGCCAAAAGTCATTATGAAATCCAACAATACCCTTCTCAGAATTATTACACATATTAAAGACAGTTTCAATACTATCTTCTTCTAAATCAACAATGTCACTGTCAATCCAAAAGATAATATCACCATCATCACATTCCTCAAGATGTTTATTAATTAGATATGCTTTTGATATCCAGGGAAATATTTTACTATCAAATAATTCTTTGTGATTCTCAATATATTCTGAATCTACATGAGATAAATTAAATACCTTAACCTCATCAAGGATATCATATTGTTCTAATCTTTTTTTGAAAAGAAACATATTTTTAATTCTTCCAGGATGCCTATCAGCAAAGGTAAAGACCTTATACTTCTTTTCCTTTACAGAGGGTCTGGTTTCATTCCCACCCTCAATAAGTTTATCAAAGTTATCAGGATTACTATAGTAAAAGTTAGTAGTTACATCACAAAATTTTTTCAATAAGTCAATATCCACAATACCCTCCAACAATATTCTCAATTTCTTTTGCTCTGTATAACCATGTTAATCTATCTTTGAATATTTTATAGGCATTATTTACAATTCTCATTCTTTCATCTTCATTATCAAGATAGTATTGTGCTTTCTCATAAAACTCATCTACTGTAGAGAACATAACACAGTTGACTCCATCAATAATCATATCATCATAAATTTTCTCACTCATTCTATTACAGATCACAAGACTTCTATTACCAGCAAAAATCTCAAAGAATCTGGTTCCAACTAAGTCAGCAGGTCCAGTGGTTACAAGGCATAGTTTTGAATCAGATAGATGCCTAGCATATTCATCATCAGTAAACATGGTGCCAGCATAGTTGTTTCTGTGTGACCTTACATTGATAAAGTTTCCAAGTTCACCATTGAGTCTATGCAATTCTGATAAGACTTTTTCCCTAAGATTATCAGATTGATCTGGTCTGGTCACCCCAGAAAAAAATAAATCATGTTTATAGTCCCCACCGTAATATTTGAATAGTTCTTCATTAGCAGACCACATAGTCCTATAAAATGGAATAGCAGTCTCAGACATGAATTTATCAACATCATGGTGAACACTAAAGGCAGCAGTTGCCCTCATATTCTTGACCCATGCTAACTTTTGTTTAAGAGAAGCATACTCTTTGTTGATAATAGAAAAAACTGGTATATTAGTATCATTTACTATTTGTTTAGGAGCACCATGTCCACAGTCAGTATGCCCATATCCAAGAATTATGTAATCGCAATTACCGATATCACTAATTTTTGATGGCGACATTTGTTTATACTCAATATCTAAAACACTCTTCAACGAATAAAAAGTTTCTCCATAATAAGAGCAATATCCTTGACTACTAAGTGATTTATTATCACAATAAATTCCTTTCATTGTTTCCTCATCAAGATTTCCCAGTCCATAGCATGAATGTTTTTTGGTATGAATTCATTTTTGATACACAAATATCCCCCAAAATATGGTTGAAGAAGTTCCTCCAAAGGTTCTTTAATTACAAAGACAGAATATTCATCATGCATATGAAGATCTCCAATCAATAAATTTAGGAGAAGATGTCCACCCTTTTTCAAAACACGATCAATTTCTTTACTCCAAATATCTGGATGTTTTACATGGTCAACACAATTTGTGTAAATGAAAGAAACTGAATTATCCTCAAAAGGAAGATTGTGAAAATCACCTTCAATTGTATATGGTTCAAAAGGAACAATGTCAATACCAATAGAATCATTAAATCCAAGATCTTTCAGAGCTACCACCTCTTGACCTGTTCTAGATGCTAAACATACACATTTACCATCTTTATCTAAAACATCAAGATACTCTTGAAAAATATTTTTAAATCCATCGATTTTAATTTGCCACTCCTCATTCAACCATTTTTTTTGTTTGACAGGATCGGAGGTCTTTCTTTTTTGATTATTAATATATTTTTTATATTCATTGGTGCTTAATCTATTCATATTTGTCGTTTCCATTTCTATCTGCTTTTACTTTAATATTTTTTTCTTGTATTAAGGAAATTAATTTATCATCAACAGATGGTTCAAGTCCCACTTTTTTATTATGAAATTCAATATAGAATTGCTTTGTTTTTGAGTTATCAAGAACTTCAATCAAGGATGGTAGAATATCATATTCTGCACCCTCAATATCCATCTTAATAATTATCTCGTCATATTTATTAAGGTTCTGCTTATAAGATTCAATGATGTTGAAAATATCTGGTTTTAAAACATTGTGAGGTAGATTTTCATACTCAGGTTTTTTCTTACTATTCAAGTCAAATTTAGTTTTAGAATATGTAGATCCAGCACTGTGAAATTCATCCATGTATTCAAAGAATTCAATCTCCTTTTCTTCATGATATACAAAGGCATTAAAGATAGTAATCTCATTAAAATAATTTGCTTCATATGAAGCATTTTCTGCAAGTTTATCTACATTAAGAGCAGAAGCTTCTACAGATATTACATCCCATTCTTTTGGGTTTTCTAATTTCTTACGAAACATCTCAATAGACTCTCCCCAGTGAGCACCTAGGTCATACAATAACTTCATTTCTTTCTCCAAGTAAGATTTATCTTGTTATCAATATTTCCTTTATTTCTAAAGAATGTTAAACCATAACCATAGGGAAGAGTGCAGGTTTCAAGGTCTTTATCTTTAGCAAACTCCTCTACTGCTTTTCGCATACCCTCACCAAGCGTAGCATGTCTGGTATCATGAGTGATAAGAATACCATCATGCTTGAGATATGAGTAGATGTTATTAAGATCTACAAGAACTTCCTCACTAATGTGCGATCCATCATGAAGGATTACATCATATTGTTCAAACTCAACATCCTCATCAGCAAACATTTCATTGCTGTTTCCATGATAAAAACTCCACCTGTCACTATTTTTTGAAAAATCAGTAATATTAGTATTTACTGTGTGATCGTTAACGTCTACGCTAGTCAATACCCCACCAGTTTTCTCAAGAGCATGAAGAATTACGTGAGTGGAAAATCCACTGCCAAATTCAAACACATTTTTAGATTCCATACCAACAATACATGAGTAAAGAAATCCATAATGGAGAGACATTCCCGTATCACCTCTTTCTGCCTTTGCCGCAATCTGTTCTAAAATGTTCATGCTTTACGATTATGATTTGAATAAACTAACTGAGGCATAATATCATTACCTCTTATTGTATTGGCTCTACCTGGAAGTATGCTTGGTTTAATTCCCAATTGATTACAAACAAATGGGAAACTTATTTGATCTCTAGAAGAGAACATACATATTTGCTCCCACCACATCCAACCCATTCTTTGAGTTAATTTTGTATTTCTTTGAACTCTTACTGGTAATTCATAAAGTCCATTATTCTCAGGATAGCACATATCTTGATAAAAAGCAAGTTGATCCTCAATTAAATTCGGATGATCAAACTTAATATCCATTACAATTTTTCCTTCAGGGTATATGCAACCCCTTTCGGGATGTTTAAAAACTGCAATATCAGTATCTTTCAGATACTTATCAATCACTTCATATGGGTTAGTTTCTAATCGATGAGTAGAGTCTACCCAGAAAAAGTAATCATAATCAGGGAGAAAAGCAAAAGGAAGAATCTTATATACCTTTGCATTTCTCCGATTTGTATAAGTAGGATCATTTGAAAACTCAATAATAGGATGAGTTATCCACTTATTATTTGTTGCATTATCATCAACAAATGCGTGATAATCAACTCCTTCAAAAGGAATCGGATCTAGGAGACGATTGGTTCCAATTGAAGATGTAACTACTGCTATTTTCATTTTTTATATTTCCCAATACAATATTCAGTTTCCCTAGAAATATATTCTTGTTTATTTTTTATTACGTGTGTCGATATCTGATGGTCACCAACTCTATTTGAAATCAATACATCATTTAAAAATATAGGAGGACCATACTTATTATTCATATTATAATAAAATTCACAGTCCATAAAGTAAACAAGATTCTCATCAAACCTATTTACAACTTCCCTTTTAAAAGAAACTACAGAGGGAGAACTAATAGTGTTCACTCCTTCAAGTAATCGATCATTCCACTTTGGATACATCTCCCAATAAAAAGAATGTCCATCATTTTGAGTATGATTGCATCCATTTACTAACCAGGTTTTATCTGTAGTATTAAATTCATTATTAATTTTTTCTAGTGATTCATCATCATAGAAAAAATCATCCTGGAACATTACCTTAATAATATCTCCAGAACACATATCAATTGCTTTGTTTGTGTTAGCAGGTCCATTACCTCGCTTTTCAGAATTGCGTGAGTAGATGATACTAAACTTATCTTCAAAAGTTTTTACTACATCAAGGACATCATTGTTTTCAGAATGATCAGAGATACAAACCTCAAAATCTTTAAGTGTTTGTATCTCAATTGTTCTCAATAGATCTTCAAGAAACTCTCCTCCCCTACCATAAGATTCCCAGGTAGGTATAGCAATAGAAAACCTCATTGATTAATTTGACTCACAATCCAGTTATAAGTTTTACGGATACCTTCTTCAAGTGTTTGTGAATAGTCCCACCCAAGTTTTTCACGGATAAGATCATTATTGGAATTACGCCCACGAACTCCAAGAGGTCCATCAATATGAATTTTGGTGACTTCCTTATTAGCAACCTTAGCAGCAGTATCTACAAGTTGATTGATAGTAACCATCTCTTCGGATCCAATATTAACTGGTCCCATAAAGTCAGATTGCATCAATCGGAAAGTTGCTTCAACGCATTCGTCAATGAACAGGAAGGAACGAGTCTGTAAGCCATCTCCCCACACTTCGATTGCTCCACCGGACTCCGGGAGGAAAGCAACTTTACGGCAGATTGCAGCTGGTGC